AACTCTCCTGAACCTGAAACTACAATCCTACCATTAACTACTAAATCTTCTTTTAACACAAAATCTTTAGAACCTGAGCTGTTAGTAACTAAATTAATTCTACCTTGTAAAGGACCATAAACGGTTGCAGTTCCTAATGATGTAGCTGTAATGATTATTTTTTCTGCTGAATTATCTGCAACTAAAGCAGTTCCATTTGTCATACTTATGGTAGAACTAAATTTATGAGTTGCTATTGCTGCGGACTTATCATTACAATCCCAAGCCCCACCCATTGATTCGTCATTACTTCTTCCTACGTTAAAAGTTCCACCGTCAACTTGTAGTTGAGTATTGGCTATTGCCCAAGCTCCACCTGTTGAATAAGTTCCTGAACCTGTCTTTATAGTTCCATTTCCATTTAAATGACCTGTAGAACCAGTATCTAAATCGTGATTTTCAGTATCTAATGTTCCTGCTGTAACTGTAAAAGTTCCACCAATAGTTGTATCTCTTCCTAACTTTACAACTGCTGCTGCATTATTAATAATAACATTTCTAAGGCTTCCTGCTGTATCTGAAACTAAATCTTCAGTTCTATTATTTCCTGCACCTGTAAGTTCTGCATCTACGTTACCACTTATTGTTCCGCCTAAATCAATAGTTCTTATAGTATTTCCAAGGCCTGTTCCTGTAACTGTAAATTTACCACCCGTTCCAGTTAAAGTTCCTGATGAGGTTAGTTTTCTACTTGAAATTTGACTATCATTTATTGTTAACTTAGCACCACTTGCTACACTAATATCAGAACCATCAAGAGTTAATGACCTTTGAGAATTACCTTCAGTAAATGTTTTTAGTTCACCTGCTGCTATTGTAAGTTGACCATCAATAAATGTGTTAGTATATAGATGGAGCACTGTGTTAGCATGATTTATCTTAAGGTCTCTAAAACAATTTCCTGCTGAACCTCCAACATTTAGTGAAGTAGTACCATTTGTATTTATTTCTAAATCTAAATTACCTGAAATAGAACCATCATTAGTTATAGCAAAACCACTACTATTTTCACCATCTATAGTAATCTTGTAACCTCCTCCAGTAAGTGTCTTACCTGAGTTAATTACTAATGAATTTACATTAGGTGCGTGTCCATCCATTGTGACATCATGATTTATTATGACATCATCGTTTACTGCTAAACCACCTGCTATCACTGATGACCAGTCACCATCACCAGAGGATGTAACTGCCATTAGTTAAAACTCCTTGCGGGGCTAGTGGTTGGATAATTTAGTACCGTCAAGGTACCTCAATCTGCCACTAAAAATACTTGACAGTCTGCGTCACCACTTGGTACTTTAGCATGAATTAAAACATGTTTTAAAGGGGTAGTTGCAATAGATTTGTATGAGCTGTCGGCCGAAGCAGATACTTCTATATTATCTCCAATTTGAGTATATTTAGTTGCTGCGTAAGTGCCGGGACTTGTTTGTAAAGAACCATAAACCATAAACGTTGCTGTGACTGAACCTGCATTGAAAAATTGCAGTCCTATTCTTTGTTTGCCTGTAACGTCAACTGCTGCTAGAATTACTTGTCCTGTTGTCCCTGATGAAGTTATATTTACTGTGCCTGAACTAGATTCAATAGTTTCGTTGGACGAAGTAACAACTCTTAATCCTGTATTACCTGAACCATCCGCTACAAACTTATCGAATTCGCGTGAACTGCGATTACTATTTAATGCCATATTAATCTCCTTACTTTTTTACATCGCATCCCGTTTTTCAGGGTATGACTCGATGTAATAAACTTATAACGCACCTGAGTATATAAAGGTTTGGGTAAAAAGGTGGGGAAATTAAGGTTTTCCCCGGACCTTATCAAATTACTGACTATAATTTAATTTATCTAAGCACCGTAGACGATAACTCCAGATTCTGGTCTGACGATTTTTAATCCATATCTCATGGACATGTAAGAACCGACAATTCCGAAACCGGGGTTTGCTTCTTCTACAGTCATGCCACGTCTTTCGACGTATGACATAGGTTTGACAGATGTATCAAAGACACCAAACCTTCCTTGTGGAACGTATGGGTTGACTAAGATATTCATACCGAACAATGAACCGATAACTCCGCTACCAGCTGCTCCGCCTAGTGCATCAGCTGCGACTGCGGCGTCTCCAGTTCTAGAGTTTTCGTATTGAGCATGTGTGATACTGAAGTCTGCCATATCTAATAGATTCTTAACATGGGATGGATTAACTACGATTAAATCTGCGTTTCCACCTTTTGCAGCTATTAAGTTCATAGCTGTGGTTAAGTCTATCATTGCGATATCGTTTGTTCCAGTTACACTGGCTGCACTTGCAACGTAGTGACCACCTAGGGTGTTCAAGTCAGATACAGAGTAGTCTCCGTATTCGACTAAGCGTCCTTCTGAACTTGCTGCTGCAGTTCCCGGAGTTGCTCCGAAGAAAGCTCCGTTCTTTACGTTTGCAAATAGTTCGATGTTTGCTTCTGTTGCGGTTGTGATGTCAGCTGCAGAGTATCCAGTTCCGAAAGTTGCATCGTACTTACCGAAAAGAGCGTACATAACGTGTTTTGTTATATGTCTATCGACTGCTCTTCGGGCTTCGTTCAAAGCCAACTCTACTTCATTGAATCTTGAATCTTCAATCATTCTGCGGGTCACACCGACTGCAATACCCCATTCGTCAACACTTACACGCTCATTTCTGAGGTTGTTGCTTTGGTATGCAGGAGTTTGACCTTCATCTATCTTTTCCATAGCCATGCTTGGCTTTGCGATGGTGATATCAATATCTCCACCGGTTTCTGTCTGCATTGGTTCACAAAACAATGAAATTGCTTCCAATGATGCTGTCCTGTAATCTACAAGTGCATCTTTGAAATCGACAATAACACGTTGTGCTGCAGTTGATGTCGTACCGTCACCTGCGGATGCAGATGATAGTATACCTGTTTTTGCTGTTACCATATTATCTTATCTCCTTAGAACAGTAACACTTTAACAAGTGCCCCTGCTGCTACGTCTTCTAATGTCATACCGATTGGTTCTTTTGTAGCTGATGCGGTTCCAGTGTGAGCAATTACTTCTCCAACGTTACCTGTATCAACCATAACAAGAGCTCCAGCGGCTAGATTAGTGTTTTGTACTACTCTCACAATGATTCCACTACCAGAGATAACTGAACACATGTCACCGGATGCTGCAGCTACCATAGCTACACCTGCGGCAGGTTCTGTATCGGTCGTGGCTGGTCTTACTTTACCATCAGTGTGAACTTCCAAGACATCACCAGCTGTTATAGCTGCTCCTGCCTCGAATGGTAGAATGCGTGCTGGCGCTCCACCATCATTTACTAATATTTCTGTTGCCATACTTTATACTTCCTTAGTTTTTGTACCCGGTGAATTTCATTCTACCGTTTTCCATCGCAAACATGCGTGGGGTATCTTCGTCCTCAGCCTCTACAGGCTTTTCTTCAGAATCGTGGGACTTACCTTTTCCAAAAGTTCTTTCTGAATCTTCTGGTAAAGTTATGCCTTCAATTGCGATACTGAATCCTTCTAGCTTTACGTCATCCCATGAAGAGAGTTCCTCTACACGAGCATCCTTGTTGTCCTCTTCGAGTTTTCCAAGAAGAGCTTCTTTATCTATAATAGAGTTCACTAAAGATGTTTTCTTTGCTTTGAGTTCTTCTTCAGCTCTCTCAGCATCTGCTTCTTCGTATTTCTTTACTATAGCAAGGGCTTCCTCGTGCTTGGTATTCAATTCATCGAAAGATGTCGTCATTTCGTCTAACTTAGACTTCATAGATGCGAATTCACGCTCTGTGATAGTCTCAGCTTCTGACACTGTTGTTTTTTCTTCTTCAGCCATATTTTCTACCTCGCTGTTGTTCCCGTGTGAATCACAGGCACATGAATCTTCCTCATGGCCGCCACAGGCGCCTCCACAATCAGATTCCTTTTCACCGAATTCACGGTGTTCGTTGCATTCCTTTCCACCTTCAATTGTACATGCATCACATACGGGTGTTCGAGTCTCATTATCAATGAAACTCACCTCGACAGGACGAATGTCCGTAGCAAAGGGTTCTCCTAAAACTTCAACGTCTTTAGAAAACCAATCAATACTTACATGTGTCATATCGCCGTTTTCCAACTTTCCTAACACTTCACTTGTTTTGGCAGCATCCTTTTGGATTTTTGCCAACATTTTAATACCAGTTTTACCATCATCTAATTCGATTATTTCTGGGTTGATAGCCGTGCCAATCAAATCATCTTCGGTTCGCTGGTGATTAAAGTAAACTGGAAGCTCACCAAACGCTTCCAAATTGTCCTCTAATATACTAGGTTCTATAAAAACTTTCTGGTCCCCATCTTCATCATGAATACCTGAAGTTATAGCTATCACTGGATAGTCTATTGTTTCTTTACCTATATTTAAAGGTTTTTCTAATGCTAAAGCAAAAGTACGTTTTGAGTCTTCGTTACTACCGTTAGTGACTGCGAATTCTCGTACGGTACCTTCGTCTACTCTCATGCGACAAAGATTTGCCGCCATCTCATTGTATTTTTCTACACCTCTCTTTTTAAGGATAGGCGCAACATCTATAATACAATTTTCGTATGCGTAATTCTCGCTCATTCTTCTCTATCTCCTGTTAGGTTTCTGTTTTCGACACGTTCTGATTCCTCAGATTTGTCTTGGTCTTTACCACCTGATAGATTAGCATTTTTTGCTGTAGGCTGTTGTTCAACAATACCTTCAGGGTCGAGACCTCTTTCTAATCTAACTTCACTAGGTGAAAGTACACCTTCAGAAAGATATATCATATCCGTCTTTGCTTTCGTAAATGAATCATTTACATTGATTTGGCGGAATGAAAACTTAGCACTGCCTGATTCTAATTGAGGCATGAGTTGTGAGTTGAGCGCTGCTTGTATTGCACTCTGTAAATGTTTAACATAAGGTTCAAAAATAGCACGTGCTTGTTCTGGCTTGTCAAACATAGTTACAGGAACTTTTAAAGCTATATGTATTTTCTTTAATATATCGTCAGTATATTTACCATATTCAAAAGCTCGCTGAGTACCTTGTAATTCTTTGATAGTTATATCATTACCGTGAATTATATCTTCACCGGGTTCTAATGTATTAAACGCATCGACGATTTCGTTAATTTTATCTGGACCGTAAGGCATATCGGGTAAACCAGCAGATATATCAAACCTACTGGTAGCATACTTATTAAGAGCGGCACCAATATCCCTTTCTGCGTAGTCTTTGAGGTCAACCAAATATAAAACTGGATGAATGTCGCTAAGGCCGTAAGCATAATCATCAAAAGCGTTATTCTTGAACTCGATGATTTCATTTTCTTCAAATCTAACATTTTCTTTGTCGTCTCCTACATCTTGATAATAATATTTTATTTGACCATTTTCATCTCTTTGTACATACATGTTCTGTGATGAACGTAAAACTAAATTATCTCCAGTATATTCTAAATAGGATGTACCAAAAATTCTACCATTACGTAACCAAGAATATATTAACTGGTCTAAATTTATTTCATCAAAAAAATCGGTGATAGCCTCACGCTCTACTTCGTCGTCAGTTACTATATCATAACCGTCTTTCGCAGCATATATGCAGGGCAAGTCAATTAAAGTTCTAATAATTGGGTCAGACAAATATACATTCATATACGTCCTATAATCTCCAACTTGTGGTTCTTTATCTGCTCCAGCGTTATATCCACCTCCCCTTCCGCTGTTTTGAAGCTTGATACGTTTAATAACGCCTGCTCCATAGCTGCGAGGGTTGTCTTTACTATACGTTGGGTTAGACCCTACTGTTGCGAATGTCCTACTTCGCCCCAAAAAGGGCAAATAATCTCGTAGAGGCATGGCTATCAATACCTATAACGCGGAAGCAGTATATAAAGCTTTCGCTCAAATACCTCCCGGAGTACGTTTTTGTAATAAATTATTACCTCTTCTAGAGGTATATAAACCTTTTCCTGTCCAACCTTTAGATTTACTTTTAAAAGGCCTCTTTGTAGGTATAGATACACTAGAAAAATTACCTGATATTGGTAACATAGATAATGCCCCATGTAATGCTATAGCTGTACTATCACAATAATCATCATGTTTTCCACTAGGGGCTGATATCTTTTCTGTTTTATTAGCAGCATCCATAACATATTCTAAGTCTACATGTTCTCTATACCATTTATTTACTAATTTTGCTTCATTAGCTGGTAAATCTTTAGGGTCTGGTATGATTACTTGTTGTTTTTGTAAATAAGACACCATATCTCTATATACTTGTGTTTTACTACCTTTCGCTCCACCTGTAAAAATGAATGGTATAAACTGTATACCACTCTCTATACTCGCCACCCTTATATCTTGTTCAATCGCGCCACCCATACCTGTCGCATCAATAATAAGCCTATCAGCACCAAAGCCACGAGCAATATCCATGATACGCTGACGTTGGTATGGAATATCATGTCCACCTGTTCTAGGACTGATTTCTTCCAAATAAATAAGTCGTGCCACATTCTGTGTACTTGTTTTCTCACAAGTAAATACACTAATGACAGTTGAATTAACGGACTTACCAATATCCACACCCACAGTACAGTTATGAACTTCCGTTCCGAGCTCGTGAAATCCAAGTCCTCTTGTGAATGTGCTTCGTAGTAGTTCGGGATTGAAGATGTTGGACGACGACTCGACGAACTCGCATTCATATTCTGTCCTCCAATATATTGAATCTTCCCCCCATTCCATCATCTTTGTGAGCATATCTTCCTCAGTATAAGGTGGGTCATACGCTCTTCCTCTCTTTACAGCATCTTTCCATGTGTAATGTAATCGTGTAAAACTCTCTGCATAAGAGTCATCGTACAGATAACGATACATGTGATTTTCTTTTGATTTTGGAGTCCCTAGGTTAATAAATGGCGCAGTGTTAGATATAATCGATGGTTCTACATTGTCTATAAATAACTTGTCAGCTATTAACGGACTCTCGTCCACTATTAGAAAAGTCGGGTGTTGTCCACGTATAGCTTGTCCTTGATTAGATGCAGCTATAGGGGCTCTACGTAGCACCGTACCTCCCTTCATTGTAATATTTGGCTTATTGTGAAACCTATAATGGTCTACTAAGCCGTCTAAAAAAGCATTGTCTGCAAAATGCCTATAACAGTAATTAAAAATTAAAGCCGCTTGGTCCTCAGATGGAGCCAAGACGAAAATTAAATCTCTGAATCTTTTAAAGAACATGTAGATACATACAGCTACCGAAAGAGCAAATGATTTGCCTGAGCCCCGTGGAGCCAATATAGCTACTTTACGATGCTTTGTGGGGTCACCGGACGGATATGTTAAAGATTCAACAATTATATCCTCTTGCATAGGTCTAAGTTTGAGTGGACGTCTTTTATTATCTATTAAATAACATTCACAAAATGCACGTATTAGAAGAGTCATCTTCTTTCTATCTGTACGGCACTTCTCAAAAATTTGTTCTAGTTGTAAAGAATCGTGAGCTGCTAAACCACTAATCGCTGCGTTCAGTTGTTTCTGCTCGTTCTTCATCGGTGTCTTCTTCATCAATTAAACCTTCTAATATTTTTGAAAACCCTTCGGTATTCTTTTCCACTACAGTTGGCACTTCAATATTCAACGCTCTGAATTCTGTATGTATGTCACGAACGATTGAATTTCTTTGTCGCAATAACTCTGTTCGAGCGTTAACATCCCGAATAGATACAAGAATTTCTTCCCACAATATGTCTTCAAGAGCAAGGTTGCGAGCCAGAAGACGGACAAGCTCTTTATGACGTTCATATTCTGCTTCTCCGACTCTCTGACGTAACCGCTCTTCGTATCCCTTGACGTCCATTACTTGGCTTCGTCAATTGCAGCCTTAACTTTGGATTTGACTAAATCTGCAAGTTCATCATCTTTTTCGTCCCAAGCTGTAATTAATACATTTTTGACTAAAGAGTCCTTAACATGCTTTTGTGCAGTCTCATCCATTTTTTCAAAGACTTTCATTTGAGCCTTTGTTAGATTTTTATCTAGCATCTCCATTAACTCAGCTTCATTATTCTTTAAATACTTAAAGACTAATTCTTTGACAGCTGGTACAGTATAAGCCATATATGCGCCCATACCTAATACTACAGCACATAATGCCATCAGTAATGGTTCGTCCATGATTATATCTAATAGACCTGATTCTTCAACAGTGTCGATAAGAGCAGTTATGTTACCATCTTCTGCGGTCTCATTGGCAGCTGTGTTGTTGTTTGTTTCGTTTGCCATAGGTTTTCACCTTCTCTATATAACGCAATAGCACTATATAAAGCTTTCGTTGTGTGGCCCCATAAGACGCATACTGCGTAAAGTCCTGTGGGTTCGTGGTCTGTTAGGAGCCACAATACTATTAGAACGTGAGACTATATAAAGATTATCCCTTACGCATGGGTGTACAAGTATAACAACGCCTAGTACCGTCATATAAATAACCTACCGTTTTTTTATTACATATTGGACATGTCATAAATCCCATCATCCTATTTCTTTTTTGGTAGCGTTGTACCTGTTTCTATCTTATGCTCTTGTTCTTGTGCTTTAGCTTCAATCATTTGTTGCTGTTTCTGACTTGCATCATTATAATCTATAACTGCTTGTGCTTTCACTTTATAGAATGCTGTTTTTTCTGCTTGTTCTTGTTTCCACACATCTAAGGCATCTTTGATAATTAGAAGGGCTGGCCCACCTAATATAGCTATCAAAGTTGTATATGCTTCAATATTCTCAAGAACAGCTGAGTTATTAAGTCCGGTGTGTATAACGAACCCTGCAAACCCAACCCAGAGTAAAACTAATGGTACGGCAATCATAAACATAAAAATGTCGTTGAATGTTATTCCTTCACTTGCTTCTTTACTCATACTTTCGGTCCTCCTTTTCTTTTGTTCCTTTACGGTTTTCTTTTCCACTACCTTCTTCGGTAATGATAATTGTAATTTTGACATTATTTTCAACGTCATGGATGTGGTGATAACAAACAAAAGTATTATGGACAATACTGCAAGTAAAATTGCCATCCCCGTTAATATATCTGTCGGTGTCATTACTCATGGTTCCTCCAGTATTATTTCATCTATGTAAAAGTAGTTCACATAATCATACACTCCATCTCCATCCCAGTCTGCATACAAGTTTACATACACCATATACCAACCAGTATAAGGTTCTGTAAAGTATTCTGGACCAGATGTCAATTTGTATTCATTACTTTCCCATCCTGTTACATTGAAATAATAATTATTATACATATAACCATTCCATACTGTTTCATTATCTTCTATTTTGATATGACCTATATCATAATACACCATCACGGGTAATGCTTCTTGGTCACAATCAGTATCAATATCAATTGTTATGTTTAAAGAGTTAACTTCTCTTGAGTAGTTTCCATACTCCATTCCATCATAAAAATATGTTGCATTAGGTATACAATCATATTCATCATATTCACAAGAACCGTCATCTTCCTCAGCTCTATCATTGTAATTAGTTGCATCTATATCCATACAACCGTATACTGTGTTATTAGTTTCTGTGTGGTTACCAGTTCCATTATCTACAGGTCCACCAAGGAACTGACATCTACCGTTATCATGAGTAGCTTGTGAATTGTAATTATTTGCTTCTGGATTAGTACAACCATAAACTACAGGAGGAGGGAAGACGCAACTGCCATTATCGAAATCTGCATCTGGCTTGTAATTAATAGCAGAAATATCAGTACATCCACCCCTCGGTTTACTATCGTCTTCTCCTCCAAAAATGTTTTCTAACGCGCTTAGGTCACCACCTCCACCAAAGAATGCTAAAATTAAAACAGTGAGTATAGAACCAAGTTTTTTACCTAGTTGTGTCTCACCAAGTTTATCACCTGCCTTACCTATAGTTTCAAAGAGACCTTCCTCTTCGTCTGGTTTTTGACCTCTACCTCCTAAGCCCAATGCTTCTCGTTCCTCGTCAGAAATCACGGAGATAGCGCCATAATCATCACGCGCCATTCATACTAATAGAACGTCATAGTATTTAAAGCTTTCGTTGTGTATATGGTTAGTTGAAGTACGTATATCCTCAATTGGACAAAAATGCCCATAGTGTAAGGCTGGTCAACCCAAAATACGTCATCACTTTGCATATCTCAGTGCTATCCACCACATGTATGCCATCATAGATAGTCCTACTACTGCTGCAGCCGACTGTACCATTGGTCCATCTATCATTTTTGTTCCTCCTCATCTGGTTGATTCATGTATTTTTCGATATCACCTTCAGAAAGTGTAGCATTTTCCGCTTTAGCATACTTTTTTCTAGGTTTAAAGTTACCTTTTGGTTTCCATTTAGGTATTTCTGCATCACAAGGACCATCTTTACTACTGTGAAACGAACACCATTTACATAAATTTTGTGGAGTTTGCTCCCAATCTTCCTCATCTTCCTTTTCTTTGATTAAATCATGCACTCCCATGATGATATTCTTCGCTTCGTCCAAAACACCTTGGTTAACTTTGACATAAAACGTATCGTCAAAACGTAAATACGAGACGCCAACGAAATTTGGCATGTCACCCATCTCTAACGTGTACAAAAACGCATAAATAATCAATTGAACATAGTAATCATCAGGTAGATATGGACCGTAGCGCTTACTTGTCTTGTAATCTAACAGTGTTGTACCACCATCAAAGTCATTACAAACGACATCTACAATACCAATTACGTTGTATTTCTGTGATTTTACCCATTTTTCTGCATATTTAGGTGCTACACTGTTCCATGCTTGCCATTTTGACTTGTAAATCTTCCATTCTACCATCTCATTTAACTTTTTATCGACTGCAGACACAAAATTAACAAGAATATCGTGTGTTTCAACTCTCATTGCTGCTATTTCTTCACTTGTGTGTACATCCCAAAGCCATTTCTGTGAATCAATCTTATCTGCCCATCCACTTTCAAACTGTTCAAGTATCCATTCTTGGGGTGAACCAGTTTCCCATGCCTTGAATGTCTTAAATTTTATCTTAAAAAGGTCTTCAAGGATGGCGTGCACCAATGAACCTCTAAAAAGGTGGATGGTCTTTTGCTCTGGTAACTTAGCGATGTACTTGTAATAAAACTCGCGTTGACATTTTCTAAACGTATTTATCTTTGACGGTGATAAACGCATAGAACTTGGTTCCCAATCGTCTGACATTAACAAACCACTCCTTCTAAATTTAATTCTATACCTTTTCGGGCTCTATTAGGCTCCCCACGTGCTATTTTGAGCAGAACGAGATAGCCAATTAGGTCATCTAACGTATCTTCTGTAGCATCGTTGAGCCCAGAGTTCGCTATACGGCTCAACTTGTCGTCAATCCTAGCGCAAATCGCGGCTGCGTTATCTAACTTAGAAAAGACGTTGATAGGCTCTACTGCACTATTACCATATTTCAGGTTCTTCTCCAAGAGTAAAGTTTTGATGTCTTCACATGTTGTTGCTATTTTCGTTGATATCTTTGTCATAATCTACAAATGTCTAGTCCCTATATAAAGGTTTGCTTTGTTAGAGAACCCCCCGTGCTTTGTAGAGCCCACTTGCGGTAACAGCAGCCACGTGACTAGTGGAGCCATGTTACACTAGGAAGCACTACTGTTATCCCTTTAGTATGCTTAATATATCTATACTAATATAGCTATATACTATATTAGAGCTACGCGCGTAGGATAGACTTTCAAAATTTCACTCGATTTGTTTAAACCCCTACCAGCATATAAGAGAGTATATGCCTGTATTTTTTTAGACGGGAGGGGGTCTAGACAGTAGGGGGGTACCTACCTATGCTTTGTGGGGTAAG